GTGTCGGTGCGTTCACAAAAAAACGCCCACCTTTAATTTAGTTGCATCTTGTCGTAGATGTAATTTAAGTAAAGGTGGGCGTTTTTTTGTGAACGCACCGACACCACCGACCCCCCTTTCCTTTTCTAACCCACAAAACACCTCGATCGCCCACGATCAGACTGGATCGATTTGAACAACTTTGAAAAAGAATTGATCGACTCAATTCAGGCTCAATCAGAATTAGGAGGTGTGCAAACACCGCGTATTCACTCAAAACTTAATGATTTGCCGTCTAAAGGTCATGAAATGATTGAGTTTGCAGCTGAGATCAACCTACAGCTTATGGAATGGCAAAAATTCGTGTGCATTCACGGCCACAAAATCCGACCTGATGGTAGATGGGCGCATTCTGAGCTTGGGCTAATCATGGCCAGACAACAGGGTAAGAGTACGCTTATGATGCTTAGGATTTTGACAGGAATGTACATGTGGGGCGAAGGTTTGCAATTGGCATCAGCCCACAGATTGACAACATCACTTGAAACATTCAGACAGATAGTTGGCCATATTGAACAGAATGACAAATTAGCAAGCGAAGTAAAAAAGATACGATGGCAACATGGTGCAGAGGAAATTGAATTAAAAGGCAATAGGAGATTTGTAGTAAAGGCTGCCAATAATGCAGCTAGAGGTTTAAGCAAACCTGAAACAATTCACTTAGATGAATTAAGAGAATACAAAGATGAGGATGCTTGGTCAAGTATGCGTTATTCCATGATGGCTGCAAAAAATCCACAGGTTTGGATCTATAGCTCGGCCGGAGATCAACATTCTGTAATCTTAAACAAATTGCGTGAGAGGGCGTTGGCTTCAGCTACGACCAACGATCCGATCGGTTGGTTTGAGTGGAGTGCTGAACCAGATGCGCCAATTCTAAATCCGTCAACTGGCGATCTTAACTGGCCGGCATTTGCTCAAGCCAACCCGTCATTAGGCATAACTATCCATCCTGACAATTTGCGTGCAGTAGCAAATGATCCACCCGATATTGTAAGAACTGAAGTTTTGGCTCAATGGGTCGATACAATAAATTCAGCTATCGATGCACAAAAATGGGAATTGTGTAGAACTGACCCAATACCATTAGACCCTGACAAACCAACTTGGTTTGGATTAGATCTTAGCCCAGATCGTAAATTTGCAGCTCTTACTGCTACACAAAAACTTCCGGGTGAGAAATTTAATTTAGTTTTACTTCATACATGGTCAAATGATTATTCAATTAATGATTTAGCGGTTGCAAACGATATTGCACCTTATGTAAGAAAATATAATGTTCAGACTGTCGCTTATTCCAAAAGGACTGCACAAGCCGTTGCAAGTCGGTTAGTTCCTGCTGGAATTCCCATTACAGATATGGATGGGGCGATATATGCTGAATCATGCGATCGGTGGTTAGGCGCAATTAATTCCCATCGATTACAGCATGGTGGTCAGGAGGAACTGACCCAGCAAACACTATCCGCTGCGAAACTGCCCTATGGGGATGGGTCATGGATCATCGGTAGGAGAGCAAGTAGAGTCGCAGTTTGTGCAGCTGTGGCATCTGCTTTAGCAAGTTACTTTGCGACACAACCTGAAACGGAAATAGATATTCAAGTCGGATAAATCGGACTTTATGGTATATTATGTACCAATGGGATTATTCGATAGATTTCGGGCAACACAACAAGAAAATCCAGTTGATGTAGCTGCTGCACTTTCACCATATAACGCACAGCAATTAGTTGGCGGAATTTTATTTGGAACTACAACTGCAACGCGTGAACAATACATGGCAATACCTGCCGGAGCGCGTGCAAGAAATATAATTTGTTCAACAGTCGGATCTTTACCAATTGAACAATATAATCATTTTACAAATGAACACATAAGACCAAACCGAGTAATTATGCAACCAGATCCAAGAGTTGCAGGATCAGCAATTTATTCATGGATCGCTGAGGATCTTTTACTTTACGGCGTTGCTTATGGAATGGTAATGGATGCTTATGCAGCCACAGATGCTTCAAGAATTAGAGCATGGACAAGAATTGCTCCGGGTCGAGTATTTGCTTCATTAAATGGTAACTCAACAGAAATTGAGTATTACACAGTTGACGGAAAGCGAGTGCCACCATTTGGATTAGGTTCGCTAATTGTATTTAACGGATTAGATGAAGGAATACTTAATAGAGCAGGTCGAACAATTAAAGCTGCTGCATCATTAGAGCAAGCTGCTGAAATGTATGCAAAAGAGCCTATGCCACAAATGGTATTAAAGTCAAATGGCACAAATTTAACTCCAGAGCGAATCACAAAGTTATTAGAGTCTTGGAAAATATCAAGATCAACAAGATCAACTGCATTCTTAAATGCCGATGTTGAATTACAGGCTCTAGGATTTGATCCGGCTAAATTACAATTAAATGAAGCTCGCCAATACCTTGCTTTAGAAATCGCAAGAGCATCTGGCATTCCAGCATCATTCGTATCTGCTGAAACTACCAGCATGACTTATTCGAACATGACAGCCGAAAGAAAAGCACTTATTGACTTTTCATTACGACCAATTTTAACTGCAATTGAACAAAGATTATCTCAAGCCGATTTCTGCCCTAACGGAATTGAAACTCGATTTGATATTGATGATTTCTTGCGTGGCTCAGCATTAGAGCGAGCGCAAGTCTATGAAATCCTAAACCGCATTGGCGCGATGAGCGTTGAGCAAATTCAAGAGGAGGAGGACTTAATCCGATGAAGATTAATTTTCCAATAACACTAACCGCAGCTGATTCAAAAAAGAGAACCTTAACTGGTCGAATTGTCAGTTGGGATGAGCAAGGTTCTACCAGCGCAGGATTAACAGTATTTGAAAAAAATAGTATTGATTTCTCAAAACCAATTAAATTATTACTTGAGCATGATCGTACTCGACCAATTGGCAAAATGATTGATGTAACAGCTGATGAGAATGGTATTGAAGCCACATTCAAAGTGGCAGCAACAATCGCTGGTGATGATTCATTACTAGAAGCTGCCGAAGGTTTAAGAGATGGATTTTCAGTTGGTGTAAAAATCAACGAATGGAAAAATGAGGAAGGCGTGCTAAAAATCAAATCAAGTTTCTTACAGGAAGTCAGTTTGGTCACTGAGCCCGCCATCGACACAGCTCGCGTCACAGAAATAGCAGCGAGCCAAACACCAGAGAATTCCGAAGCAACCGCTGAGGAAACCACAACAAAGGAGAACAAAGTGTCAGAAATTACTTCTGAGGCTCCTATCGCAACCGAAGCGGTAGAAGCGACACAGGCTCCAGTTGTAACAGCCAACTACATGGCATACACAAAGCCACGCGTTGATACAAATGTTACAGCAGGACAATATGCAGCAGCACAGATTCGTGCGATTCAAGGCGACAACGATGCACGCGATCTAATTGCAGCATTAGCAATTGGAACAGTTTCAGAAAACACAGGAATGGTTCCACCAAATTATTTACGCGATGTTATTGGCGTAATTGATTCATCAAGACCATTTATCGATAGCATCGAGCGCGCACCGCTCCCTGCAAGTGGCCTTAAGATTTTTACTCCTGTATTAGGAGCACGGGCGATTGTTGGACAAACAGCAGAGGGTGTTGAATACGCATCTCAAGATACAGCTGTTACTTTCCAAGAGGACAATATCGTCAAGTTCGCGGGCGCAAATGTGTTTAATCAAGAGGTCTTGGATAGATCAGACCCTAGCATGTTAGACCTCCTTATACGCGAGTTGGCTGCATCTTACGCACAAAAGACTGATGCTTATGCTGCAAACATTGCTGCACAAAATTCAGCTGCATCAAGTGGAACAACAATTTACAAAGCAGTTGCAAAAGGTATTGCAGATGCTTACGGCGTAATGCGTTTTACACCAAACAACTTGTTAGTTGCACCAACTGGTGGCATGGACTCAATTGATTATTCAACCTTGCTTGGCGAAGTTGATGACAATAAGCGCCCTCTATTTTCAGCAGCAGCACCACAAAATGCAGCTGGTTTAATTACTCAGGGTTCTACAAACGGAACAATTGCAGGACTTAATCTCGTAGTTGATCCAAATTACACTGGAGATAATGCTGGTAATAAGGCTGCTCTAGTTTACCCATCAGCAGCAATGAGATTCCATGAGTCTGGAACATTCGAGATTCGTGCAAATATCGTTGCTAACGGCCGTATTGAAATTGGTCTATACGGATATGTTGCAGTAGTTAATCGCTACCCAACAGCCTTCCGTGCACTAAATATCTAATAGTTTAACTGAGTGCCTGGGGTTGCTCCCGATCTCAGGCATCCATTAATGGGAGTAAGGAGATGACATGCCAACCATAATTACAGCTTCCGAGTTGCGATCTGTGCTTGGTGTGTCATCTTCCTTGTATAACGATGCTTACTTAAACCAAATTATTGATACAGCAGAAACAGTAATTCTGCCAATGTTAGTTACATTCAAGAGCCCTATTCAAAAAGTCGTGCTGACTGATAATGTCGCCACTTTCACTACACTAGGCATACATGAATTTACCGAAGGACAATCAGTTGTCATTACAGGATGCGGATCACCATACAATGGAACAAGAACAGTACTTGCAGACAATCTTGGCGCATATACCTTCTCAGCTGCAATCACAAATGCCGACATCATCGAAGCAAATGTTATTCCAAGTGGAGTTGCCACTTTATCTACAGCATCAACTTATATTGGAAACGCAGCTGTTCAATCAGCCGTCTATACAGTTTCAGTCGAAGTTTTCCAAGCAAGATTAGCAGGTGGCGGTCAGATAGAAGGCGTTGATTTTACAGCCACACCATTTAGAATGGGTCGATCATTATTCAATAAATGCGTTGGCTTACTTGGTTCATACATGGATACAGATAGCATGGCTCAATAATGCCTAACCAAACAATTCTTGAACAAGTTCGCACGCCTTTAGCAACTGCTTTATCAACTGTTGCAGGAAATGTTTATGCTTTTGTACCTGAAACAGTTATTCCACCAGCAGTAGTTGTTGTGCCTGATTCGCCATACCTAGAATTTAAAACAATTAACAAAAGCAATATCAGGGCAAAAGTTAATTTTACTATTTCAGTTGCAGTTGCATATAACAGCAATCCTGCATCGCTCGACAATATCGAGCAATTGATAATCAGCGTTCTGGCAGTTATTCCCGGTGGATATATTGTCAGCTCGGTCGAAAGACCAACAGTTACCACAGTCGGAGCATCGACTTTGCTTATCGCAGATGTTCGAGTATCTACCTACTACACACGCACAGTCTAAGGAGAAATAATCATGGCAACAGTAGTAATCACTGGTCGCGATATTTCGTTGTCTTTCACAGGTGGAACAGACATCGAAGCGCAAGCAACCAGCGCAGTTTTAACAAAAGTTAATGAGCGTCAGGAATACCAAACTCTTGATGGCACAGCTTATAAAACCACAAATATCTCTGGCACATTCGCTTTGTCAATGTTGGCTGATTGGGGCAAGGCAAACTCAGTTTGTGAAGCTTTATGGACAGCAGCAGAGTCAGCACCAGATACAGACATCACAATTACTTTGACAGCTGCAACTGGAGCACAATTCCAGTTTCCAGTAAAGCCTGAATTCCCAACAGCAGGTGGATCAGGAATTGATGCACAAACTGTTGATTTTGAATTCACTGTAACAGGTGGATCAGTAACAGAAACATTTAGTTAAGAAATAGAAACGGGAGCAACCAATGCAAAGAATAATTAAAATTACATATAACTCAGGTGAAGAAGCAGTTTACACCGCCAAAACACCTGAGTTTGTGAAGTGGGAAAGAGAAACAAATAAAACCATTTTAGATATGCACGAAAAAAGTGGATTATGGGATTTGATGTTTCTTGCTTATCACGCTTACAAAAGAGAAGCTGGTGGAAAGCCAGTAAAATCTTTTGATAATTGGATCGAAACAGTATCGGAATTTGATACAGTTAAAGATGGTGATGCAGACCCAAAAGTCACCAAGCAGGAAGCCTAAGTAGATTATTGGTTGAGTTGGCAATAGCCACACAAATACCAATGAGCGAATGGGTTGAAGCAAGCGACATTTTGACAGCGATAGAAGTATTGGAGCAGAGGTATGGCAAATGAAACAATCGCCTACAATAAAAAAGACCTGCGCGATATTTACAAGGCTTTCAAACTTATGGACGACCAAGCTACTGATGAAGCACGCCGTCAATCTGCTGCTCTGGCGTATTTTGCATCAGAGGAAATTAAACAGTCAGCTGCAACTAGAACAAAAGCTGGTAAAGTTGCGCAGAGAGTCGCGGATGGCGTTAGCATCTCTAAATCAAGTAAGATCGGCGAATTCAGTTACGGCTTCGCAAGACAAAAGTTTTCAGGTGGTGCTACTACACAAACCCTATGGGGTGGCGTTGAGTTTGGTTCAAATAAATTCAAACAGTTCCCTACATATTCAGGACGGCAAGGTCGTGGATCTCGCGGATGGTTCATTTATCCAACCCTTCGCAGAATTCAGCCTGAATTGATTAACAAATGGGAACAAAGTTTTGATCGCATCATTAAGGAATGGGTCTAATGGCAACAGGTAATCGCACATTAAAGTTATCAATCCTTGCCGATGTTGATGACTTAAAAAAGAAGTTAGGCGAAGCTGATAAAGCCGTTGAGGATAATTCAAGCAAGATTTCAGAGTTTGGTAAAAAGGCTGCTGCTGCTTTTGCGGTCGCTGCTGCTGCTGCCGTTGCGTATGCTGGCAAATTAGCCGTTGATGGGGTCAAGGCTGCAATAGAGGATGAACAGGCACAGTTAAGGTTAGCCAATGCCCTAAGACAGGCTACAGGGGCTACTGATGCGCAAATAGCGGCAACTGAGGACATGATCCTACAAACCAGCCTTGCAACTGGCGTCGCCGATGATCAATTAAGACCAGCATTACAAAGACTTGCAGTATCTACAAAAGATACAGAGCAAGCCCAAAAATTATTAACACTTGCTTTAGATATTAGCAAGGCATCAGGTAAAGATTTAGAAACTGTTACAAATGCTTTAGGTAGAGCGCAAGATGGAAATGTTACTTCACTTGGTCGATTAGGTCTTGGCTTATCAAAAGCTGAATTATCAACCCTTACATTTACAGAAGTTCAACAAAAACTTGCTGATCTTTATGGTGGCGCAGCAGCTCAAAATGCTGACACATTCCAAGGCAAGATTGATCGTCTTAAAGTAGGATTTGATGAAGCCAAAGAATCACTTGGCGCAGCATTACTTCCAGCAGTTGAGCGATTTATTACATTCTTAAACGATACAGGCATCCCAACACTTAATGCGTTTATTGCAGGTTTGACTGGCGATGAAGGACTTAATAACTCATTAAATGAAACACAAAGAAGCGCACAATCATTTGGTAAAGCAATTGGTGTCGTGTCTGGCATTATTTCAGGATTTATTACATTCTTGCGTGAAGCAATTGGCTTAGTCGTATCTTTAGCCAATGAGTTAATTAGAGTTGTAAATATCATTCCTGGAGTCAATATTGGATCGATTCCAAACCCAGCACCATCAGCTAGTAGATCATCAGTGCCATCAGTTCCAAGAGGATCATCAAATTTTAGTTATGGGGCAGGCAATCCACAATATAACATTACAGTAAATGCAATCGATGGAGAAGGTGCTGCACGAGCCGTTGCAAAGGTAGTTAATGAGTCAGCTGCTCGAAGCGTGCCATTATTTACTGGCAACGGAATTAAACTTCAATGACAGTTTTTACTCCTGACTGGAAACTAACTGTCGGTGGAATTGATTATACTGACATAACAATATCTGATATTCAGCATCAAGCAGGTCGGACAGATATTTATCAACAGCCACTTCCATCTTATATGCAAATTACTTTAGTTGCATTAAATAATCAAACGCTTCCTTTTGACATTAATGATTCCTTTGATTTGCAAGTAAAAGACTCAACTGGATCTTATGTTAGCTTATTTGGTGGGGATGTTACTGATGTTACTGTTGAAGTAGGTGCTACTGGATCTATTGCAACAGTTGTCCAATACACACTTATTGCCATGGGCTCGCTAGTTAAATTAGCCAAAGAAATTTGGGATGACAACATTTCTCAAGATGAAGATGGCAATCAAATTTACACAATTCTTTCTAGTGTGTTGCTTGGTACTTGGAATGATGTGCCAGCAGCTTCAACATGGGCAACCTACAATGCAACCGAAACATGGGCAAATGCAGTCAATCTAGGACTTGGCGAAATAGATCAGCCTGGTCTTTACACGATGAGTTCCCAATCAAATGTTACTGACACTATTTACAATGTGGTTGCTGATATTGCAACTTCAGCATTTGGATATATTTATGAGGACAATCAAGGCAATATAGGTTATGCGGATGCAGATCATCGCAGGGATTATTTAATTACAAATGGTTATGTTGAGTTAGATGCTCGCCATGCTTTAGGTCAAGGTTTATCTACGATCATGCGTTCAGCAGATGTTAGAAATGACATATACCTAAATTATGGCAACAATTACAATTCACAGGTTACTGCCACAGATCCAGCTTCTATTGCACTATATGGCTACAAAGCAGAAACAATAAACTCTCGGGTTCATGGAACTGTTGATGCTCAAGCCATTGCCGACCGATACATAGATCAAAGAGCTTATCCAATCCCAGCATTCCAATCAATCACATTCCCAATAACTAACTCAGAAATAGATGACGCTGATAGGGATGATCTACTAGCTGTATTTATGGGAATGCCAGTTCATATTCAAAACTTACCAAGCCAAATCTCAGGTGGGGCATTTGAAGGTTATGTTGAGGGGTGGTCATGGAGCACTAGATTTAATGAACTGTTTCTCACAATTAATGTTTCGCCAGTCGCATTTAGCCAAGTGGCGATGCGTTGGAATACCATGCCTATAACAGAGGCTTGGAACACAATAGACCCAACTTTAACTTGGGAATACGCTACAATAATCTCATAGGAAAAGGATAAAATGCCAACTACTACTAATTTTGGCTGGACAACACCAGCCGACACCGATCTAGTTAAAGATGGTGCTGCTGCAATTAGAACATTTGCCGGAAATGTTGACACTTCTTTAGTTGATCTAAAAGGTGGAACAAGCGGACAATATCTTACAAAAAATTCCAATACTGATTTAGATTATGCTTGGGTTACTTTATCTGCAGGTGGAATGACTTTATTATCAACTACATCATTAACTGGTTCATCTGTAACTGTATCAAGTATTAGTCAAAGTTATATTGATTTATACATAGTCGTTGAAAATTTATACACTTCTAACGATCAAGAAGATGTTAATTTTAGATTTAACGCAGATTCAAATGCTAATAGACATGCTGCTGTTGTAACAATGAGCACTAGCAATAGCACATCTTTTGGCGCAACTTCTGTTCGCTGGTTTTATGGTGTAAGCAATAATGCAAGTTACAAAAAAATGGGAGTTACAACAATTCAAAACTACGCGAATACTACAAATTTGAAATTTGCAATGTTTCATTCAACAGGTATTAATGCTTTTAATACTGCAAATACTACTGCAAATTTTTTTCAAGGAGTATATGACCAAGCAGCTGCCATCTCATCTTTTAGTTTGTTTCCAAATACAGGAAATTTTAGTGGTGGAACAGTTAAAGTATATGGGGTTAAATAATGACAAAATCTAAACCACAGGTAAAAATTGTTAATGCTGAAACTGGCGAAGAAATTATTAGAGATGCCAATGCTGAGGAATTAGCACAGATGCAATTAGATGCCGCAGATGCAGCAGCAAGAAAAGCCGAAGCCGAAGCAAAAGAAGCATCACGCGAAGCAATTCTTGATCGCTTAGGTTTAACTGCTGACGAAGCAAAATTAATACTTGGCTAATGAAGCCGTATTTATCTAAAGCTGCTGAAACATTACGCGACCAAATAAATGGAGCGTTTGTGGGTCGGAGCAGGAAAGCTGATGGATGGATCGGTGATAATAAGCACGCATCTAGAAAATCCGATCATAACCCACGACCTGACGGAGAAGTTTGCGCGATCGACATTGACGCTGGCTTATCTGACGAACAAGGAATTAGTTATGATTTGGCAGATCAGCTTCGACTTGCAGCAAAAAAAGATAAGCGTATATCTTACATAATCTTTAGCAGAAAAATCTGCTCAAAGAAATCATTATGGCGCTGGGTTGCTTACAGAGGTTTGAACCCACACGAAAAACATTTACATATTTCTTTTAAGCCAAATCAAACAGGCGAGAAGTTCAACATTCCACTACTGAAAGGTAACTAATGAAACTAACCAAAAAACACAAAGCAGCGATTAAGTCATATTTGAGAGCTGTGGCAGCTAGTGGAATCACAGTAGCCTTAGCAATAGTGGCTGACATTCATCCAGCTTATGCAACCCTACTTGGCGCTGTTGTTGCGCCTGTTGCCAAAGCATTAGATCCAAAGTCCGGGAGCGAAGTTGATTATGGTCTTAGCGAAAAATGACACCGAACGAATTAGTCGCATTTGGCGTTGGCGTTTGCAGTATCGCAGGCGCTTTATTACTGGCTCTACGATGGGTTATTAAAAGTTTCTTAAGCGAATTAAAGCCCAATTCAGGCAGTTCAATGAAAGATCAAATTACTAGACTTGAACAGCGTGTTGATGAGTTATTTACATTAATCAGTAAGCGATAATTTCTGTTATGGCGAACACACGAAAGCGAACCACACGGAAAAAAGTCAATCGTCGTCGAGTTCGCCACACTCCTGAACCATTAACTAAGTTAGATCAATGGTATATAGCAAAGCATGAAATGTTTAGAGCTGCACGCAAGGCTGGATTTTCTGAGTCTGTTGCGCTTTATCTAATGGATAATCCTGAATCAATGCCTGACTGGATCGTAGGCGATCAAGGAATAATCCCAACTATTCCAACTCCAGATGAGGATGAAGATTAAGCGCATAGCGTTTGTATCAGATCTCCAAGTGCCATTCTTTGATGAGAAGGCAACTAAGTCAGTCGGCCGTTTTTTGGCCAAATGGAAACCCCATCGCACTATTTGTATTGGCGATGAAATTGATTTACCTCAACTTGGGGGTTTTAATGCTGGAACTATTGATGAGATGGTTGGCAATATCCATGAGGATCGACTACTAACTCAAGAAGTATTAACTTACCTAGGTGTTACAGATGTGCTTGGCTCAAATCATGGCATAAGACTTTACCGATCAATTAAAAAAAGATTACCAAGTTTTTTGAATCTGCCTGAGATGCAGTACGAAAAATTTCTAGGTTATGACAAATTAGGTATCAAATTTCATCCTTACGGATTAGATTGGGCTCATGGTTGGACTGCCGTTCATGGCGATGCTTTTCCACTATCTCAAGTACCGGGCCAAACGGCCTTAAATGGGGCTAGGAGGCTTGGAAAGAGCGTGGTGTGTGGGCATACCCATAGATTAGGGGTTTCGGCCTTTACAGAGGCATCTAGAGGCCATTTAGGGCGTACTGTGTGGGGTGTTGAGGTTGGCAATTTAGTAGATCTGAGCAGTTCAGGCATGGCATACACTAGAGGCTACGCAAACTGGCAAACTGGCTTTGTTGTGGCCTATGTTCAAGATAGAAAAGTTCAAGTTATTCCAATTCCAATTAATGCCGATGGCAGCTTTATATTTGAAGGCAAGGTTTATGGGGCGTGAAACCGATTATCAGACTCGCACGATTGATGACCATATCGACGATCTTGAGGATCTTGGCGTTATCTAATCGTTATAAAACACGCCGTAAGTAAATAACCGACTGTCATTGATTTAGTTCATACTTTCTGTATCAGGCATCCGCCTGGTATTAGGGAGCAAAATGGAAATAATAGGTTACGGATTTATTATAGGCTGTTTGATTGGTCTAGGTTTGTATTTTCTAGATGAATATCGAATGGATAAACATTATCAAAATGGCTATTGGGCTGGTCGATCAGCTGGCTGGAAATCTTGCTTGGAACATCAAGCCAAAGTGCAAAAGATGAAATTAGAGCAGGTTTTTGATTATGACAAAAACTGAGAAACTGCTGCAAGATGCGCTCGCACTTATTCACGAACGAGGAATGCAGTATGGTCATCCGGCAATCCAAATGGATCGAATTGCCAAATTATGGTCTGCGTATCTTGGTTATCCAATCACATCAAATCAAGTGGCAGGCTGTATGGTCATGCTCAAACTCAGTCGTAGTGTTGAAAGTCCAGAAATTATGGATCACTACCAAGACGCAATTGCGTATGTCGCAATATCAAAAACCTGTCATGAATACATGCAAGACAAAGACTTTGAATGGGAGCACTAAAAATGGGATTTAACTTAGAAGATTATGAAGATGTGGCAACGCTTAACAAATGGTTTATTGCCAATTTTCCAATGGGTAGATCAGATATATCAGTCGTAAGCCATGATGCCACAAATGGATATATTTTGATTCAGGCTACTTTATGGCGTGATTCAACAGATGATAAGCCAGCAGCTAGTAACTTGGCTTTTGGATCTAGAGAAACATTTATGCCTAACATGAAAAAATGGTATGTAGAAGATACAGCCAGTTCCGCTCTTGGTAGGGCAATAATCCTTTTGAAAGGCAGCAATAAGACTGCAACTAAGGATGACATGAAAAGGGTTGAAACATCCGAGCCAAATCAATATGAAAAGAAATTACAGGAAAGGCGATACGGAGCGCCGGGAACTAAATCAGCTGCAATTGAGGATGCGTTACGAGCTTCTTTTGCAGTTGATAACAAAGTCGATGATCCGCAACAATGGACTATTGCCGATGCTGTTGATGCAGTAGGTCATGCAACTCCTAAAGAACCACCAATGTGTGAACATGGGATGATCTTGAAGCAAGGTGTTAGTAAAGGTGGAAAGCCTTATTATGGTTATGTCTGCAAAGGATCAAATAAGGATCACGCCATTTGGGCAAAAATGACCGCGAAAGGCACATTCTATTTTGAAGGAGTCGAGTAATGGGATACATAGCGTTTATAGATGGCAGCGGTTGGACTGTCGAATTAGATGATAATGGCGCACACTTGGTTAAATCAATTATCAAATGTGAAGTATGTGGTGATGACCGAGTATTTAAGGATGGCACATGTTTTAGATGTCATGAGCTAATAAATCGTGACCCAATTTAAGTGTAATGGTTGCAAACGCAACACCGATTACATTGAGATCGAATGGAAAAATAAACCTAAAGGATTTGCTATCTATCAATGCAAGGATTGTGGTTGCGTGGGAGTTAAGAATGAAGCTGAGCCTATGAAGCAAAGCGACAATACAGTTAGGAGATGTAACAGCTGTGGGTCATGGCAGTTTAGCGGTCTGGACTGTCATACTTGCTTATTGATTGGAGAATATGATGCCAACATATGAATACAGCTGTAAAGAATGCGGCACTTATGGATCAGTTCATCGAACCTACAAAGAGGATGATGGGGGTATGAATTGCCCTAGATGCAAAACTGCTATGGCAAGAGTTTATTCAGCTCCGGGAATCTCATTTAAGGGCGATGGGTGGGCTGGTAAAACTAAATGAAAATACTTAATCTTTATTCAGGTTTAGGCGGTAATAGAAAACTTTGGGGCGATGAGCATTTGGTGACTGCTGTTGAATTCGACCGAGAAATTGCAGCTATTTATCAAGATCAATATCCGAACGATGAAGTAATTGTAAGAGATGCTCATCGATATCTATTAGAAAATTACAAAAATTATGATTTTATTTGGAGCAGTCCACCATGCCCAACCCACAGCAGCTTTAGATTTAATATCCAAGTTAGGTATCGTGGAACTAAACCAGAATACCCTGATATGAGGCTTTATCAAGAGATTATATTTTTAAAACATCATTTTGAAGGTAAATGGGTGGTAGAGAATGTTAAGCCATATTATGAGCCTTTGATTGATCCTACATTCATTTTACAAAGGCATTATTTCTGGTCTAATTTTAGAGTTGAGCCCAAAGACTTCGAATCAGACAATATAAGAGGAGCTCAGATACCTGATTTACAGCTGCTTCATGGAATAGATTTATCTAATTACAAAATACCAGAAAAGCGTAAATTGCTGAGGAATTGCGTTCATCCGCCTGTTGGATTACATATATTGGAGTCAATATTATGAAGTTTGCTTACGCTGATCCACCATATTACAAACAAGGTAAAAAACTATATGGCAAACTACATGATCAAGCTGAAGTCTGGGATGCCAAACAAGCACACATTGATTTGATACATAAATTGATGACTGAATACCCAGATGGATGGGCTTTAAGTTGCAATCCTGCTGATTTATCATGGATTATGCAATACCATCAAAATCTAAGGGTTTGTGCTTGGACTAAAACATTTCATCAAATTAGGCCTACCACTGTTCAATATGCTTGGGAAGCGGTTTTGTTACATGGTGGCAGAAAAGATAATAAGCGTAAGCCTATGGTTAGGGATTGGCTTAGCTGCCGTATTGCTATGAAAAAGGGACTTACTGGAGCTAAACCATTAGAGTTCAATTTATGGATATTGGATTTATTAAACTATCAGCAAGGAGATCAATTAGATGACCTATTTCCCGGTAGTAATGGCATGGCTGAAGCATTGGCACAAAAAAATGACTGAAGCGGGCTATGATCAGACTTGGAATGACACCGATGACTTACGCATTACGACATGCCGTCTGACCTGCGGTTTTGTTAGATGATTTGGAGGCGTATGATACCCTTAAACGCAAATTCGCTTTCAGAGCGAAAGGGCGAGCCCGTTAGGGTTAAGCTCGCAAGGTTTGGTTTGGTGATATCTCTGTTCCTAGCCTTGAACATAGCCTTTCTAAAAGATGATTCCGTAGCAGCTGATAGAACTAATCATTACAGACAATGGGCATTCATACAATTAAATGATATAGATCAATTTCATTGTTTAGATGAGTTGAACTACAAAGAATCAAGATGGAATCCTAAAGCCAAGAATGGTAGTCATTATGGTATTCCTCAAGGTAGATCTAAGTATTTAAGTAAAGTAGATGGATACAAACAGATTGATTGGCAGTTAAAATACATTGAGAAGCGATACTCTAATCCATGTAATGCTTTAGCTCATCATAAGATTAAGGGATGGTATTGAGTAGATCAGCATTAAGAGATAGTGGATCAACAAGACACTGGCGATCAATAAGAGAACGCATATTAAGGCGAGATGGTTACATCTGCCAATACTGTGGACAAGAAGCTAATACAGTTGATCATGTAATTCCGAGAAAGCTCGGAGGATTAGACACCGATGATAATTTATTAAGTGCGTGTTCTAAGTGTAATTATTCAAAGGGTGGGCGGTTTTTTGCCGGCCGACGAACACCACCGACCCCCCGTTCCTTTTCTAACCCACAAAACACCTCGATCAGCCACGACCAGACCGGATCGACTTGATTGATCTTGAAACGGGCGAAATCCTTAGCGATCAGGTTCAATCGACATTAGGAGGTGTGCAAACACCGCGTATTTGCTCAAAACTCAATGATTTGCCGTCTAAAGGTCAAGAAATGATCGATTTTGCAGCACAGATTGGCATACAGCTAATGGAATGGCAAAAGTTTGTCGCTATTCATGCTCACAAAGTCAAACCGGATGGCAGATGGGCAACGAGTGAAGTTGGGTTGTGCCTTAGCAGACAGAATGGCAAAAGCACATTGATGATGCTTAGGATATTAACCGGCATGTTTGTGTGGGGTGAAGGATTACAGCTTGCATCAGCACACCGGCTAACAACATCACTAGAAACATTTAGGCAGATTGTTGCATTAATAGAAACACATCCTGGACTTGAGAAAGAAGTTAAAAAGATACGCTGGCAACATGGCGCGGAGGAAATAGAGTTATTTGGCAACAGGCGGTTTGTTGTTAAGGCTGCTAACAATGCAGCTAGAGGTTTAAGCAAACCGGAAACAATACACATGGATGAGTTGCGAGAATACAAAGACGAGGATGCTTGGTCATCAATGCGTTACTCAATGATGAGTGCTAAAAATCCGCAAGTGTGGGTTTATTCATCAGCTGGTGATCAGCATTCTGTTATATTAAACAAATTGCGTGAGAGAGCGTTAGCGTCAGCCACGACTAACGATCCGATAGGTTGGTTTGAGTGGAGTGCCGAGCCGGATGCACCGATACACCTTCCGTCAGGTGATATAAACTGGTCAGCATTTGCCCAAGCCAACCCATCGCTAGGCATAACAATTCATCCAGATAATATTCTGGCTGCAATAAATGATCCGCCTGACATAGTGCGAACTGAGTTGCTTACCCAATGGGTAGATACAATAAACAGCGCAATTGATCCACAGAAATGGGCAGCTTGTCAGATAGAGCCAATACAATTAGATCCGGAGCAACCCACTTGGCTTGGACTTGACTTATCGCCTGATAGAAAGTTTGGCGCATTAGTTGCTGCTCAGAAATTAGCCGGTGAAAGATTTTATGTGCAATTGCTGCACACTTGGTCAAATGATTACAGCTTGAATGATTTGGCAGTTGCCAACGACATTGCACCTTATGTAAGAAAATACAACACGCAGACTGTGGCTTACAGCAAGCGCACAAGTGCAGCGGTAGCAAGTCGGCTTGTGCCGGCTGGCATACAGACAACCGACATGGATGGTGCTATTTATGCAGAAAGTTGCGACAGGTGGCTAGGTGCAATTAACTCACACAGATTGCAGCATTCTGGGCAAGAGGAATTGACGCAACAGACTTTATCAGCTGCAAAATTGCCGTATGGTGATGGAAGTTGGATTATTGGAAGGCGTGCTAGCCGAGTTGCTGTTTGTGCCAGCGTTGCCACAGCATTAGTCAGTTATTTCGCGACACAACCCGAAACGGAAGTTGATATACAAATCGGATAATTAGCAATTATGGTATATTATGTGCTAATGGGATTATTTGATCGTTTTGTAACAAATAAGACAATTGCACCAACAACAGATGTCGCTGCTTCTTACGCGCCTTACAATGTGCAAGCTGCTGTTGGTGGCGTATTCTTCGGAACACAAACCGCAACGCGTGAACAAGCAATGTCTGTGCCAGCAGTTGCAAGAGCAAGAAACATAATTTGCTCAACAATAGGTTCGTTGCCAATAGAAACATACAATCATTTTACAAAAGAGCATATACGACCAACAAGAGTTTTGATGCAACCTGATCCACGCATTGCTGGATCTGCAACATACGCTTGGATTGCAGAGGATATTTTATTTACAGGTTTTGCTTATGGTCAGGTATTAGATAGTTACTCAGACAGCGATGGCGCAAGAGTAAGAGCATGGACAAGAATATCGCCAGATCGTGTTACCTATCAATTGAATTACAATCAAACAGAAATTCTATTTTACAGAATTGATGGCGAGGAGTTGCCGCTTAGTGGTGTTGGCAGTTTAGTTGTATTTAACGGATTAGATGAAGGCGTGTTAAATCGTGCCGGTCGCACAATAAGAGCTGCACAAGAATTAGAAAAAGCAGCCGAGATGTATGCAAAAGAACCTGTGCCAACAATGGTATTAAAATCCAATGGCACAAACCTTACACCAGAGCGCATAACAAGATTGCTTGAAAGTTGGAAAGCAAGTCGAGCAACAAGATCAACTGCATTTCTAAATGCTGATGTTGAGTTAACCGCACTTGGATTTGATCCACAAAAATTACAATTAAATGAGGCACGCCAATACCTTGCAACTGAGATTGCAAGAGCTGTGGGTATTCCGGCATCATTTGTGTCTGCTGAAACTACAAGCATGACTTATAGCACAACAATTATGGAACGCAAAGCACTTATTGATTTTAGTTTAAGAAATGTGCTAACACCTATTGAACAAAGATTATCAATGGCTGATTTTGTGCCAAATGGTGTTGAGGTCAGATTTGACATTGACGATTTCTTGCGTGGATCTGCATTAGAGCGTGCGCAAGTTTATGAAATCCTAAACCGCATTGGCGCAATGAGCGTCGAGCAAATACAAGAGGAGGAGGACTTGATCCGATGAGTAAAACATTGAAGATCAATTTCCCAATAACACTAACCGCAGCTGACAGTCGCAAGCGCACTATGTCCGGCACAATTGTGTCTTTTGATGAAAAAGGAATGACAAGTGCTGGTGCAACAGTATTTGAGAAAGGCAGCATTGATTTTAGTAAGCCTGTTAAATTATTGCTAGAGCATGATCGCACTAGACCAATTGGCAAGATGGTTGATATATCAGAGGATGCAAAAGGCATTTACGCAACATTTAAGATTGCAGGAACAATTGCTGGTGATGACAGTATGTTAGAAGCAGCAGAAGGATTACGCGATGGTTTTAGCGTTGGCGTAGTTGTAGATGATTTTGATGCTAACAAAGGTGTAATGACTGTTAAAGCATCTCGACTTATGGAAGTTAGCCTTGTTGCTGAGCCAGCAATTGATAGCGCAAGAGTTTCAGATATAGCAGCAAGTGAAACACCAGAAAATTCCGAAGCAACCGCTGAGGAGCAAACAAAAACACAGGAGGACATTGTGTCAGATACACAAACAGCTCCTATCGCGACCGAAGCGGTAGAAGCTACAAAATCTGAGCCTGTGGCAATACAAGCAAATCACCCAGTTGCTTACACAAAGCCACGCTCACCAATTAAAACACAAGCTCATTTCTTAGAGCATTCAGTTAAAGCATCTATGGGAAATCGTGACAGCGCAGAGTGGGTAGCACATGCAAAGGCTGAGGATGCAAAAATGCTTACAGCAGCCGATGACAGCTTCACAACTAACCCAGCATTCAAGCCAACACAATTTGTAACAACAGTTGTTGATACACAAATTGGTGCACGCGGTGCAATTGATGCAATTGGAACACGACCATTGCCACGCGCTGGAATGACTGTTTCATTTCCAAAAATTACCACTTCTGGAAGCGTTGAGGAAAAGGGTGAAGGTGCTGCACCATCAGAAACAGGAATTGTTTCAAGTTATGTTGATGCAACTGTCAAAGCCTACAAAGGCTTACAACGCTACTCTGTTGAGATTTTAGATCGCGCAGATCCAAGTTTTTATCAGGCAATGTTGGAAAATATGCGAAGAGTTTATGCTCAGGCAACTGAGGCTGCGGTAATTGCAGAATTAACATCAGGTGGAACACAAGGAACTGCACAAGCCGCAGATCTTGATGGAATTGTTGCATTTGTGAAAACAGAAACACCAGCTGCATATCTTGCAACAGGTGAGTTAGCAACACGCTACATTGCTGGAACATCACAATGGGGCTTGTTAATTGGCGCACAGGACAGTTCAAAGCGACCAGTATTCTCAGCAGTTAATCCACAGAATGCTGCCGGCGCAGTTTCACCATTATCACTACGCGGAAATGTAATGGGTCTGGACCTATATGTTTCAAACAAAGCAGTTTCCACTTCAATTGATGAGAGCGCATTTATTGTTGTGCCATCAGCTGTTGCAATTATGGAAAGCCCAGTTTTACAACTTTCTACCAACATCATTACAACTGGCGAAATTGAGACAATGCTTTACGGCTACCTGGCTGTTAAGACACTTGTTGCCGGTGGAGTTAGACGCTTTAACCTAACCTAATAATGGTCATGCCTGTGGTTGCTCCCGATCACAGGCAGTCGAATATGGGAGTTAAGGAGATGACATGCCAACCATAATTACAGCTTCCGAGTTGCGATCTGTGCTTGGTGTGTCATCATCCTTGTATAATGACGCTTATCTAAATCAAATTATTGACACAGCAGAAACAGTTATACTGCCGATGCTTGTTACCTTCAAAGCACCTATTCAAGCGGCATCATTGTCAGACAATGTTGCTACATTTACGACATTAGGAATACATGAATTTACCGAAGGACAATCAGTCGTCATCACAGGATGCGGATCACCTTACAACGGAACAAGAGCGGTGCTGGCAGATAATCTTGGACAATATACCTTTTCGCAATCGATCACTAATGCCGATATACTCGAAGCTAATGTCATCCCATCCG